GTGTTACTGGACTTATTACTGCAAGTGCTGGTGTTGCAATCGGTGGAACTGGTGCAGCTAATACTTTGGACGATTATGAAGAAGGCACTTGGACGCCTACTCTAGCCAGTGGAGGTTCGCTTTCGGGTGGTGGTGGTTACTACACAAAAGTAGGTCGGTTAGTTTCTGTTTGGTGTTCTTATACTATTGCATCAAAATCTGGTTCTGGTCAATTTATCATTGGAGGCCTTCCTTTTACAGCATCCACTAATTTTGGTTCGCAGGGCGCTGTGCGAAACCAAGGGGTTAATAGCAGTAGTTATGGTAATGTTTTTGTTGTTGAAATGCTTGCCGGCACCGTTACTGCCAGATTTCACTATCCATCTAGCAGTAGCTCTCAGTTAGTAGTTCAAATTGGTGATGTAAGTGTTGGAGACTTTAATGCTTGGGGTTTAACGTATGATGTATAACTTTATACCTCTAGTGGATTCTAGGGGCGGACAAAAGGAGAAAAATAATGGCGATTACAAAACGTACAGAACAAGATAAGATTGAAGTAGTAGGCGTGCATAAGCACATTCAGATTAGAACTGCTACTATTATTGAAGAAGATGGTGTAGAACTTTCAAGAAATTTCTCACGCCATGTTGTCTCACCAAATTCAGATTCATCTGGAGAAAGTGCAGATGTAAAGGCAATGGTTGCACAGTTTCATACTGATGCAGTCAAAACTGCTTATGCAAAACATCTAAAGGACTCAGCACCAGAGTAATAAATATCTGAATGTCAAATTATGAACACTATCTTGGAAACCCACTACTAAAAAAATCTAATGTTCCAGTAAACTGGACAAAAGATAATATTTTAGAATACCAGAAGTGTATGGAAAACCCCATATACTTTATTAAGAATTACATTAAAATTGTATCACTTGATGAAGGACTCGTTCCTTTTGAAATGTATGACTTCCAAGAAGATATTATAGATACAATTCATAATGATAGATTCACAATATGTAAGATGCCACGACAGTCTGGCAAATCCACGACTATGGTATCTTATATTCTTCACTACATTCTTTTCAATAACAATATGAATGTTGCAATTCTTGCTAACAAGGCTGCGACTGCACGAGATATTCTTGGACGTTTGCAACTTGCATACGAGAACCTACCCAAGTGGTTACAACAAGGAGTTGTGTCTTGGAACAAGGGTTCAGTGGACTTAGAGAACGGTTCTCGTGTAGTTGCTTCATCAACATCTTCAAGTGCAGTTCGTGGTGGTTCTTACAACATGATATTCTTGGACGAATTTGCATTCGTTCCTACTAATGTTGCAGAGGACTTCTTTAGTTCTGTTTACCCTACAATTTCATCTGGTAAGTCTACAAAGGTTATTATCGTTTCTACACCAAACGGTATGAACTTGTTCTACAAACTTTGGGTAGACGCAGAGAATAAACGTAACTCATACAATATCATAGATGTTCATTGGAGTCAAGTGCCTGGCCGTGATGAGGTGTGGAGAACAGAAACAATTGCAAACACCTCTGAAGAACAGTTCAGAAGAGAGTTTGATTGTGAGTTTCTTGGTTCTTCTAATACACTCATTGCAGCTGCAAAGATTAAAACAATGGCATTTCATAATCCTACCAAGTCAAATGCTGGGTTGGATGTTTATGAAAATCCAAAAGAAAAACATACATATACACTAATTGCTGATGTGTCAAGAGGAACAAACAATGATTACTCTGCGTTTATTGTATTTGACGTATCAACTGTTCCTTATAAAATAGTTGCAAAATATCGTAACAATCAGATTAAACCTATGCTATTCCCTAACATTATCCATGAGGTTGCATCTGCATATAACCTTGCATACACCATGATAGAGGTAAATGATATAGGTGAACAAGTTGCTTCTGCTCTACAGTTTGACTTGGAGTATGAGAACCTTATTATGGCTTCAATGCGTGGTCGTGCAGGCCAAGTCGTTGGCGGTGGGTTTTCAGGGGGAAAAGCACAATTGGGGGTAAGAACAACTAAAGCAGTAAAAAGGATGGGTTGTTCAAATCTTAAACAAATTATTGAGACTGATAAACTAATTATACAAGATTATGAACTAATAAATGAATTTTCTACATTTATACTTAAAGGACAGTCTTATGAAGCTGAGGAAGGACATTGTGATGACCTTGCAATGTGTTGTGTATTATTTGGTTGGTTAATTCAACAAACTTATTTTAAGGAGTTGACAGATGATGATATTCGTGCTAGAATGTACTTAGAACAACAACATCAACTAGAACAAGATATGGCTCCATTTGGATTTATTGTTGATGGAGTAAATGATTATGGCGAGGCTGTTGTTGATGAATATGGACAAAGGTGGAGTCCAGTAGTTCGTAGTCACGATTCTGATTGGTAGAAAACATCAAATACCTACATAATATCAATAATATCGTTTTCTAACTTTAAGAAACAGTTTGCACACACAACTTTGGATTCATTGATTAAACCTATAACTTCAGTTCTAGATTCTTCATTTAATCCTTTTCTTTTAGTAAGATTTCGTATTTTCCCTTCATAGGGATAAAATTGGAGACATGCGGTTTCAGATTCTCCACAGTAAATACATACTTTATTAGAGAGATATTGGTTTACCCATATCTTTCTAGCTCTATAATTGCGTTTAGAAACCTTTTTTATAGTTTCTTTGTATTTCTGATAGTGTTCTGACATATAATTATTTATATGCCGCTAAACCTATAAAAAATAAATGAAGAGAAGGTTTTTTATAAATATTCGTGTAAGTTTGGAAAACTTAATAATGATAAATCCATAAAGGAGAAAACAGGATGGCATTTCAAGTATCCCCTGGCGTACTAGTCAAGGAAGTTGATCTTACCAATGTTGTGCCTGCTGTTGCAACATCAATCGGAGCGCTCGCTGGACACTTTACACAAGGCCCAGTAGATGAAGTCGTTTCAATTGGTTCGGAGCAAGAGCTGGTAGAAATCTTTGGTAAACCAACTTCTGACAACTATGAAACATGGTTTTCAAGCGCCAACTTCTTGCAATACAGTAATGCTTTGCGTGTAGTTCGTGCTAACATGGCAGGATCAAAAAACGCAACAGCAAACGGTGCTGGATTGCAAATTAATAACGATGATGTTTACGATGCAAATTATGCTGGTGGGCAAGCTAGTGTAGGAAACTGGGGTTCAAAATTCCCAGGCGCTTACGGTAATGCTCTAGGAACATCAATATGTGCAAACGCAACAGGGTTTGAACAAAACTTTGCTGGTTCTGCTGGTACACTAGGTGTAACAACAGGTACACCAGCTATTGGTGCAACAACTGTCGGTGTTGACAATGGTGGTGGTTCTGCTGGTGCCGGTGGTGCTGCATTCAATGTAGGTGACATTGTTTACTTTCAAGAAGCAGACGGACAACAGTATGAAGTTACTGCAATTTCAACTGACAACTTAACAATTAAACAACTAGACAATCCTAATGGTGGTGGACTTAAAACTGCCTTAGCTGCGGCAACTAATGTTCGCAGACGTTGGAGATTCTATGACTTGTTTGATGCTGCGCCAGGCACATCAACTTATGCTGCTGACAGAGGACTTGTTTCAGATGAGATGCATGTCGTAGTATTTGACAAAACTGGTGGTATCAGTGGTTTCGATAACGACCTTTCTGGACAAAGAGGAAATTCAGTACTTGAAACTTTCCCATTTGTATCTCAGGCAGGAAATGCAAGAACACCACAAGGTAGCAGCAACTTCTATGCAAACGTAGTTAACTTAGGTTCAGAATATGTAAGATGGTTGGATCACCCCTCATCACTAAGTAATGCTGGATCAAATCCAGCTTCTGGTACTACATTCGCATCAACAGCTGGTAAAGGTGGTATCACTAATGATGCTCTTACTGGTGGTGCAGACGGTACTGCAAATCCACTTGCGCCTACTGTAGGTGAACTAGATGTTGCATACGAAAAATTTAGTGATGCAGACACAGTAAATGTTAACTTGATTATCGGTGGACAATCTCCTGCTGGTACTGGTGGTGTAACACACGCAACCAACCTAATCGACCTTGCAGAAAAAAGAAAAGATTGTGTATCATTTATTTCACCACGATCAGGTGATGTTGTAGGTGTCACAACAGGTGCTGCACAAACAACAAATGTAAAAGGTTTCTTTGACCTTCTTGCAAGTTCTTCATATGCAGTATTCGATAGTGGATACAAGTATATGTACGACAAATATAGTGATGTGTATCGTTACGTTCCATTGAACGGTGATACTGCTGGACTTTGTGCAAATGCAGACAATGTTGCTGACCCTTGGTTTTCACCAGCTGGTTACAACAGAGGACAAATTCGTGGTTCAGTAAAACTTGCATACAACCCAACAAAAGCAGAAAGAGATATCCTTTATCCTGCTCGTGTAAACCCTGTTTGCACATTCCCAGGCCAAGGTACTGTTCTCTTCGGTGATAAAACTGCATTGTCTAGACCAAGTGCATTCGATAGGATTAACGTCCGTAGATTGTTCCTTGTTCTTGAAAAGGCAATTGCAACTGCTGCTAAGTTTCAACTCTTTGAAATTAACGATCAGTTCACACAAGCACAATTCAAAAATCTTGTTGAACCGTTCCTAAGAGATGTACAAGGTAGAAGAGGTATTACTGACTTCAAGGTTGTTGCAGATGGAACAAATAACACAGGTGAAGTAATTGATAGAAATGAGTTTGTCGGAGATATCTACGTCAAACCATCTAGATCAATCAACTTTATTCAACTAAACTTTATCGCAGTGAGAACTGGGGTAGCATTTTCAGAGGTAGGGGGATAATTAAATGGCTAGTATTGACGATTTTAAATCAAACCTTATCGGTGGTGGTGCAAGGGCTAACCAATATAGGGTTATCATGTCCACACCATCAGGAATTGCAACAGGTTTGGACACCGTAAGAACACAATATTTGGTTAAGGCGACTTCGTTGCCTGGCCAGACAATTCCAGAAGTAACTGTTAACTTTAGAGGACGCCAATTGTTCCTCGCTGGTGACAGAACTTTTGAAACTTGGACAACAACAGTTATCAATGATACTGATTTCATGGTTCGCAATGCAATTGAGCGATGGATGAATGGTATCAACGACCTTGAAGAAAACACTGGACTCGTAAGTGTTTCAGATTATTCTTCACAGTTGACTGTACAACAGTTAGATAGGGATGACAGAATTTTAAAACAATACACTCTTAAAAACTGTTGGCCAACTGTAGTTGCACCAATCGAATTGTCATATGACACTGTAAGTGATATTGAATCATTTGATGTAACTTGGAGATATACAAGTTTCTCCGCTAGTAACGTATAATCTAGTTTTACAAACCGACTAAATAGTTGGGTAAAATTAGGAGAACTATAGTATGGCGGAACTATTTGGTTTCAGAATCACAAGGGCGAATCAGAGTGGGGGTAGTGATGGTTTCACTGCTCCTTCTACTGATGACGGTACAATGGATATTGTATCAGGTGGTGGGCATTATGCATCCATCCTTGATATGGACGGCCGTGACAAAAACGAACTAGACTTAATTCGTAGATATCGTGATATTGCACAACAAGCAGAATGCGATAGTGCAATTGAAGATATTGTAAATGAAGCGATTGTCTCTGATGAAAGAGATCAATCTGTATCAATTTCTCTAGACAATTTAAAATTTTCACCAAACATCAAATCTAAAATTAGAGATGAGTTTGATGAAGTTTTACGTTTGCTTGACTTTAATGCAAAAGGACATGACATTTTTAGAAGATGGTATGTTGATGGTAGAGTATACTATCATAAAATCATTGATACTAAAGCGCCTCGCAAAGGAATTAAGGAAGTAAGATTTATTGACCCTCGCAAGATTAAGAAGGTCAGAGAACAAAGAAAAGAAAAAGATCCAAAAACTGGTTTGGATATGGTAAAGAATATAGAGGATTTTTATCTCTATAACGAAAAAGGTGCTGATCAAAACACAGGAACATCTACTGGTGTAAAGATTACTGCTGATGCAATTTCTTATTGTCCATCTGGTTTGGTGGATATGCATAAAGGAACAGTCCTTTCCCATTTAAATAAAGCTATTAAACCTGTCAATCAGTTGCGTATGATTGAGGATGCATTAGTTATCTATCGTATCTCTCGTGCGCCTGAAAGACGTATTTTCTATATTGATGTTGGTAACTTGCCTAAGATGAAGGCAGAAGCATACTTAAAGGATGTGATGAATCGTTATCGTAACAAGTTGGTGTATGATGCACGAACTGGTGAAATTCGTGATGATAGAAATCATATGTCAATGTTAGAAGATTTCTGGCTACCTCGTAGAGAAGGTGGTAGAGGAACAGAAATCACAACCTTGCCTGGCGGTTCAAATCTTGGTGAGATTGATGATATCCAATATTTCCAGAAAAAACTATATCGTTCACTCAATGTACCTGTATCAAGACTTGCAGAAGAATCAGGATTTTCTATCGGACGTTCTGATAACATTACAAGAGATGAACTAAAATTTACAAAGTTTGTACAAAGACTTCGCAAGAAGTTTGCTATTCTTTTCTCAGACATGCTAAAAACACAACTAGTGTTGAAGGGTGTAATCGCAGTAGAAGAATGGGATATAATGAAGGAACACATTCAGTTTGACTTCCTTGCAGATGGTCACTTCACTGAACTAAAGAATGCAGAACTTCTACAAAATCGTTTGGATATGTTAGGACAAATTGAGTCCTATGTTGGAACATATTTTTCTAAAGAGTATGTACGAAAGAATATACTAAGAATGACTGATCCTGAGATTGAAGAAATTGAAGACCAAATAAAAGATGAAGAGGGTGGTGAAATGGGTGCGCCAGAAGATGATGGTATGTTTGCTCACAACGATCCCTCAAAAGGAGATAAATAATGGAAAATAATGTAAGAGATTTTGTTGACTCAATTGGAGATGGAGATAATCTCTCAGCAGAAACACAATTTAATGCTGCACTTGCAGCTAAAGTTGGTGATGCTTTAGAAACAAAAAGAAAAGATGTTGCAAAAACATTTGTAACACAACACATTCCAGAGGTAGAAGAAGATAGTGAGTAAAACCATTTCACAGTTCCAATTGGAATTACCAGAAAAGGATGAGCATACAAAGTCTAAGGAATATAAAAAACTATCCCCTAAGATGAAAGATGCTGTTGATGCTATTTTTAAGGAAATGGAGTCTAAACCCTCAGATTTCCTAAATACTTTTGATAAAACAATAAATAGTGTTTCAAAGAAGTTTAAAGTTCCGCCAAAGAAACTTTTAGATTATTTTGAAAATGAACTATTGTCAATTTAGGAAGAAGTGATATGAAAGTTTTAGGAGCAGAAGAAGCACTCGCCACTGGAGCAACTAAGGGTAAGTCGAATACTGCACATTATGTGTTCAACAACGGCTCAAAGCAAGCAGTTACAATTAGAAACGCTGCAGATGATGGCGATACAGGCTCAATAAGAATTAACGCAAACTCTGGTGTTATTATCCACACTGATATTGGTGTAGGATTTCGTGGTGCAACATCACTGTTTATTACACCAGTTGTAAGTTCGGGGTATTAATATGAAATTAATTGCAGAACAGATACAAGAAGTAGAATACATCACCGAAGCCAAAGAGGACGGTGGTAAAGATATGAAGATTCGTGGAATCTTTATGCAGGCAGACCAAAAGAATAGAAATGGTCGTGTCTATCCAATGAGTGTACTTAATAAAGAAGTCGCTCGTTATAATAAAGAATTTGTTGCTGAAGGTCGTGCGTTTGGGGAACTTGGACATCCAGAAGGCCCAACTGTCAATCTTGACAGGGTTTCGCACATGATCACAAAACTTGAAGCTGATGGAAAGAACTTCGTTGGTGAGGCAAAATTGTTGTCTACTCCTATGGGGGAAATTGCGAAAGCACTAATCAAGGATGGTGGTAAACTTGGTGTCTCTTCAAGAGGCATGGGTTCACTAGAATCTAAAGGTGGTGCTAACTATGTGAAAGACGATTTCTATCTCGCAACTGCGGCAGACATCGTTGCAGACCCTTCTGCTCCTCAAGCCTTCGTTGAAGGTATTATGGAAGGAAAAGAATGGGTGTGGGATAATGGCATTCTCAAAGAAGTCGAGATTGCTGGAATCAAAAATGATATAAATGAAGGTGTAAGAAAGAAACAGTCAAATGTTTCCGCACTTGCCTTCGCAAAATTTATGTCAAAACTTTAATCATTATAAATATGTTGAGATAACAAAAAACTCAAGGAGAAAATCCCAATGTCAGAACTAGACAAGACAATTGAGGAACTTGAAGCGGAAGTCCAAAAGGAGCTTGAAGAAGCTTCTCAGGATATGCCTAAAAAAGGTGCCGGCAAAAGTGATTCAATGGAAAAAGTAGAGGGTGAAGTCCAAGACCTAGGCAAAGCTGTTGTTTCCCCAGACGAGAAGAAGGGCCCAGATGCTGCGAAAGCAACTAAAAAGGATTCTTCTGCTCCAACTAAGGGTGCAAAAGATGCTGGTGGCGATGACACACCAACTAAAATTAAAGAACCTCTTGCTGCAGAAACCGAAATTGAACATGACGGTGAAGCTCTAGAGGAAAAGGCCATGACTAAAGAGATGATGAAGTCTGAAATGATGAAAAAAATGGAAGGCATGAAATCTCAAGAACTCAAGGCTATGTACAACAAAATGGAAATGATGGGTAAGGAAGAAGAAGAAGAGTCAGTGAAAGTTGACGAATCTACTCTTGATGACCGTCTTGCATCAGTAGATGTATCTGAAGACGTTTCTGCACTTGTTGAAGGTGAAGAAATTACTGAAGAATTCAAAGAAAAAGCTGCTACAATATTTGAAGCTGCTGTTAAATCTAAACTCCGTTCTGAAGTCGAAAGAATTGAATCTGCAAAGGTTCAGGAAATCGCTGAAGAAATCAACACAGTGCGTGATGAGTTGACTGAAAAAGTTGACAACTACATGAACTACGTTGTAGAAGAGTGGATGAAAGAAAACGAAATCGCAATTGAGCGTGGACTCAAAGGCGAAATCGCAGAAGACTTTATTTCTGGATTGAAAGACTTGTTCGCAGAACATTATGTTGACGTTCCAGATGAAAAGTACGATATTTTAGGTCAACAGTCTGAGAAGATTGATGAACTAGGAGCAAAACTTAACGAACAAATTGAAAAGAGTGCTGAGTTGAAAAAGTCACATGACGTTCTAGTTCGTGAGTCTGTTTTTGCAGAGGTATCTTCTGATCTTGCCGACACTGAAGTCGAAAAGTTCAAATCTCTTGCAGAAGAAGTAGAGTTCAGTGATGAAGAATCATTCAAAGCAAAACTCGATCAGCTAAAGGAAAGTTATTTTCCTAAAGCAACCACTATCGCTGAATCTGTAGACTCTGAATCTGATGGTTCTGAATCTTACGATACAACTGGTGCAATGGCCGCTTACATGAATGCCATTAGCAATAATGTAAAGCGAGCTAAAAACTAAGGTTTAAAACTAAAGTTTTTATAAATATTATTAGAAAACTCAATAAGGAGAAAAACAAATGTTTCAAACTGAACATTTACAGGAAAAGTGGCAGCCAGTGCTAGAGCACAATGATCTCCCAGAGATTAAAGACTCTTATCGTAAAGCTGTAACCACAGTTATCCTAGAAAACCAAGAAAAAGCACTTCGTGAGGATTCAAACTTCCTTTCAGAAGCTGCTCCAACTAACGTAGCAGGCGGTGCTACAAATTGGGATCCAATTATGATCTCATTAGTAAGACGTTCTATGCCAAATCTTATCGCATATGACGTTGCAGGCGTACAACCAATGACAGGCCCAACAGGACTTATCTTTGCAATGCGTTCACGTTTCAAAGCACAAAATGGTGCAGAAGCATTCTACAACGAAGCTGATTCTGCATTTTCAGGTGGTGACACACGTGCTAACATCCCAGGCTCTGCTGGTACATCATCTGCTGGTGAAACAAACCCAGCTGTTCTTAACGATGGCCCCGCTGGTGCATATACTGCTGATCCAGCAATGGCAACAGCAACTACTGAAGCTTTGGGTGACTCTGCTGGTAACTCTTTCGCAGAAATGGCGTTCTCAATCGAGAAACAAACCGTTACTGCAAAATCAAGAGCATTAAAAGCTGAGTACACAATGGAACTCGCACAAGACTTGAAGGCAATTCACGGTCTTGACGCAGAGACAGAACTTGCAAATATCCTTTCTGCTGAAATCCTCGCTGAGATCAACAGAGAAGTTATAAGAACTGTTTATATAACTGCAAAAGCTGGTGCTGCAACTGATACTGCAAACGCTGGTATCTTCGACATGGATGTTGACTCAAACGGACGTTGGAGTGTAGAGAAGTTCAAAGGACTTATGTTCCAACTTGAGAGAGATGCAAACGCAATTGCTCAAGAAACTCGTAGAGGAAAAGGTAACATAATTATCTGTTCTTCAGATGTTGCTTCTGCATTGCAAATGGCTGGTGTGTTAGATTACACTCCTGCTCTCAACAACAACTTGAATGTTGATGACTCTGGAAACACATTTGCTGGTGTTCTTAACGGACGTTACAAAGTGTACATCGATCCATATTCAGCGAACGCAGCTGCAAAACAGTTCTACGTTGCTGGGTACAAAGGTACTTCACCTTACGATGCTGGTATTTTCTACTGCCCATACGTTCCACTACAGATGGTTCGTGCGGTTGGTGAAAACACTTTCCAACCAAAAATCGGTTTCAAGACACGTTATGGTCTTACTGCAAACCCATTTGCTCAAGGAACAACTGTTGGTGCTGGTGCTTTAACTGCAAACGCAAACGTATACTACAGAAGAGTACAAGTTACAAACATCATGTAATACGAGTTGTGTTAAACAACCAAAACTTAGGGGAGGCATTTGTCTCCCCTTTTTTTCTTTATAAATACTATAAAGGAAGAACAAAATGGTAGAATTTAATCCACTAATGAGACAACCAGAAACACTAGACTTTGCAAGTCCTAGTCAGTTTAGGTTTGGTCTTTTAAAAATCCCCAATACAATGTACTTTGTAACTAGAGTTAACATTCCAGGCATTGCATTTTCTGGTGATGCGATTATGAATAGTAGATACAAGGCTATGCCTTTCATGGGTGATACTTTAGAATACAGTCCTATGGAACTTACTTTTCTAGTAAGTGAAGATTTATCTAATTATCGTGAAATACATGATTGGATGACAGGTATTGGTTTTCCAAAAGATCCAGAACAATTTGCAAGTGCAATTGCCTCTGAACAAACAAAACCAGGCGCAGCATCACAAAACCCTACAGTAAATCCATCTGCTCTTGTTTCAGATGGAACTCTTACCATTCTGTCTAATAAAAATAACCCATTGATTAATGTAAACTATAGTGCGTTATATCCAACATCACTATCTGGTTTAGATTATGATTCACAGACTGCTGACTCAAACCAATTGACTGCATCTGTAACTATGAATTACGACTTGTACGAATTTGAAACTTTATAAATATACTTGAGCAGAAACGGTGAACTTTAACAGCCATCGTTGAATCTCTGAAAGAGATAATATAGAACAAGAAAGTTCCAACCAATCTCTGCTCGCCTATAGGATGATAATATAATGACACTTGATGAATTGCAGCTGCAAGCTGAAAAAGATTTAAAAATGGATGACTTGGAACTCTCAGATGAGTCTCTCAAGTCTGCAACTCTGCACCAAAAATACCTAAACATCTACAATAACTTTAGACAACTCAGACTTATGAATGAGGGTACATACAATGTACTCAAACGTAAGAAGTGGGAATACTATGGTGGCAAAGCATCACCAGAAGTCTATCGTGACAATCCCTTTGACCATAAAGTTCTAAAAGCAGATTTACATATCTATATGGATTCTGATGAAGAACTAATTAAGGCAAAACAAAAAGTAGAATACTATGTGATGTGCATGGATTCTTGTGAACGTATTCTGAAACAAATTCAGTCTCGTGGATGGGATATTAAAAACGCAATTGAATGGCGTAAATTTGTAGATGGTACGATTTAGTGACTAAAGTTTCAAAGAAAAATGAAGTCTATCTAGAGGTAAATGCAGAACCATCTACTGCAAGATCATTATCTGATTTCTTTACATTTGAAGTGCCAGGCGCTAGATTTATGCCTGCATATCGCAATCGTATTTGGGATGGTAAGATACGTTTGTATTCTCCAGCCACAGGAGAACTTTATCTAGGACTACTTTCATACTTAGAAAAGTGGTTAATAGATTATGATGAACCATATGAAATAAGTGAGGAACTACAAGATGAAAAACAAATTGACAGAAAAATACTGGATGGATTCATACGACAACTTAATCTTAGAGCTAGAGGTAAATCCATTAGACCTCGTGACTACCAAGTTGATGCCGTGGATTTCGCAATTAGAAAACATCGTGCTTTACTCCTTAGTCCTACTGCCTCAGGCAAGTCACTTATTATTTACATCCTAGTAAGATATTACGAATTACTTCTCAGAGAACATCAAAATGATAAAATACTAATACTTGTTCCTACAACATCTTTGGTTGAACAGATGACTTCTGATTTTATTGACTATGGATGGCAAGAAGCGTATATACAAAAAGTATACAGTGGACATGATAGAGAAGTATCAAAGAAAGTTGTGATATCTACATGGCAGTCTTTGTATAAAATGCCTAAGAAATACTTTGAACAATTTGGTTGTGTCATAGGTGATGAAGCTCATTTGTTTAAAGCGAAATCTCTCACATCTATTCTGACTAAATTGCATTTATGCAAATATCGTTTTGGACTTACAGGTACACTTGATGGTATGCAAACCCACAGATTAGTTCTGGAAGGATTATTTGGTGGTCTAAATAAGGTTGTTTCAACAAAGAAGTTGATTGACGATAAAACTTTATCTTCATTTAAGATACGTGCTCTTGTATTAACATATCCAGAACAGGAATGCAAGCTTGTAAAAGATATGAATTATCAAGATGAGATTGATTATATTGTAACACACGAAAAGAGAAATAATTTCATTAAAGACTTGACATTAAGTCTGAATAATAATACATTAGTTCTTTTCCAATTCGTAGAGAAACATGGTAGTGTTCTTTATGACTTAATAAAATCCAATACAGATAGACAAGTGTTTTATGTATATGGAGGCACTGATACACAGACTAGAGAACAAATTCGTGAAATCACAGAAAAAGAAAAGAATGCAATTATTGTTGCATCTTATGGTACGTTCTCTACTGGTATTAATATTCGTAATCTTCACACAATCGTGTTCTCAAGTCCAAGTAAGTCCAGAATTCGTACCTTGCAAAGTATTGGACGTGGCTTGCGTAGGAGTGAAAGTAAAGATTCCGCTGTCCTCTATGACATTGCCGATGATATCACATACAAGTCAAAACGGAACTTCACCCTGAATCACTTTATGGAACGCATAAATATATACAATGAGGAACAATTTGATTATGAAATTAAAAGGATTAAACTTAAATGACAGATGTAAAAATTCTAAAACTATCTAGTGGTGAAGAAATTATCTGCAATATAAGCACTAATGAAAAAACTCATATGAAGGTTAGTAGGCCTATGAAGCTAAATGCCCTTCCTAAGTTACAAAGAGATGGTTCTTTAGAAGAGTCACTCTCGTTACAGAAATGGATACATTTCTCTGAAACAAATTCATACGATGTACCTAAATCACAGATCATTGTGGTTACTGCTGCATCCTACGGATTATCTAAATTTTATGAATACTGTGTTACTAAGATGAGAATGGAAGAAGAAGACGTTGAGTTCCCATCCGATCAAGAACTAATGGATATAGAAGAAGAAGATTTATATGATGACTTTGAAGTTATCTCAGATACTATTCACTAAGCTTATCTATTTATTCTCAAACCCAGCATAGTTAATATACCATCCTGTCAATAGCAAGTCAATACATTTTTGAAAATAAATTTACTTGTTGACATACACGAATAAATGTGTATAATAGAGGGTACAAATAAGTGGAGTTGTTATGGCTAAAAGACAAAGAAGCACTCACTATGTCGATAACAAGAAATTCTTGGAAGCGATGAAAGAGTGGAAACAGCGTTGTAAAGAGGCAGAAGAAGAAGGTGATCTTCAACCTCCTGTTACAAATTATATTGGTGAGTGTTTTCTAAAGATTGCAAACCACTTATCATACAGACCAAATTTTATTAATTATACCTATAGAGAAGAAATGATTTCTGATGGAATTGAAAACTGTTTACAATATTGCAGTAACTTCAATCCAGAAAAATCAAACAATCCTTTTGCATATTTTACACAAATCATTTACTATGCATTTATTCGTAGAATACAAAAGGAAAAGAAACAACAACATGTTAAACATAAGATTATTGAAAACATGAATGTTGACATTCTTATGGATGGAGATGGTGATCAAGGTGCATTTGTAGACTACCTACAAAAGAACTTTCTACCAGCTGAAGCTGTTTACAAACCAAAGAAGAAAAAGAAACAACCCAAAGGACTTGAAATATTTTATGATGATGACGGTGAAGAGATAAATGAAGATAGCGTTAATAACTGATACACACTTTGGCGCACGAAACGATAACTTAGCATTTAATGATTACTTCTACAAATTTTGGGAAGAAGAGTTTTTCCCTTATATAGATAAACACGACATTAAAACAGTTATTCACCTTGGCGATGTGATGGACAGACGTAAGTATGTTTCATACAAGATTGCAAAGGATTTTCGTGAGCGTTTTGTTCTACCTCTTGTGAGTAGAAAACTAGATGTTCACATGATGGTGGGTAATCACGATACCTACTATAAAAATACAAATGAGGTAAACTCTTTGTATGAATTGCTTGGCGGGCCAGGCGAAGAAAAATATCCAAATATTAAATGTTACGATGGGCCATGTACTGAAGAGTTCGATGGTG